TTAAGTCAATGTATAGATAAAATATACGAAACAACTCCCAAAGAAAAACAAATACCAAAAGAACTTATCATTGCTCAAGCAGCAATTGAAACAGGTTGGGGTAAAAGTAGATTTGCTAACGAAGGCAATAATCTATTTGGTATCAGAACCTACAATAAAGATGATAAGTGGTTATTACCTATCACATGGGACCAAAACAAGTGGATTGGTTGGGGTGTCAAAGTTTATGAAACTAGATGTGATAGTGTAAAAGATTATGTAAGAATACTTAATGAAGTTTTTGCTTACGAAGCATTTAGAGAAGCAAGAGCAAACGGTGAGACAGATAGTATCATATTAGCAGATCATTTAACAAAGTATGCTAGTAAGAAAAACTATACAGATATTATTAAGAGTGTGATTAAGAACAATATAAGAGGCGTATATGACCTTAACACCTAAAGAAGAATTATACTGGAAACGAGTTGAGAACCTAAAAAAGTATTTAAAAAAGGTTGACAAAAAGTTGCCAATGATGTATAATATGATGAAACTAAAATTAATAATGTTAATGGCGAAAGTGAAGGACTACTAATGAATATATTTTATTTACACAAAGATCCACAAACTTGTGCTCAAATGCATGTAGATAAACATGTTGTAAAGATGATTGTTGAATACGGTCAATTATTATCAACAGCACATAGAATGCTTGATGGCGTGAAGACAGAAGCAAGAAGTAAGACAGGTAGAAAAACTTGGCGATATATTATGGAAGATAAAAGACAAGACATAATATATCAAGCAGTACACTACCACCACCCTAGTGCCGTGTGGGCAAGAGAAACAAAAGAACAATACTTATGGTTGTATGATCTGTTTAAGAAACTAGGTGGCGAATATACACATAGATATGGCAAGGTGCATAGCACTAACTTTAAACTAAATCAGATACTAGCAAATGCTCCTAATAATATTAAACAAGAAGGTTGGCGTGAACCACCTCCTGCCATGTCTCATTACCCACAATGTATTGTACCTGGTGATAGTATTGCAAGTTACAAGAACTATTATGTAGAAGCAAAAAGTTATTTTGCTAAGTGGACAAAACGAGAAGTACCAGATTGGTATGCCGCTAGAGTGATTGCATGTTAAAAGATATAATGAGTTTTATGACAGCATTGATTTTAAGTTTTGTTGTTATCTATCTAGCATATGAATGGGATATACCTAGAAGATGGTTTCTATCAGGTTTAGAATGTAGTGGTGCGATAGGTGGTGGTTGTTTATGATAGAGTTTGATTATGATTTAAATTATAAAAGATTAAAATTTAAACCTAATGATAGTAGATACAGAATAGGTCGTGGCGAACAAGGTGTATTATTAGTCAGACCTTATACAAACGATATATGTAAACATTGGCGATTTAAGACACCTGCTGAAGCAATGATATCTGCCACTAAAATATTACATATGTATCACATGTACAAAGAGAAAAGAGACTTTGTTGGTATGGATATGGCAAGAAAATTTTTAGAAATGGGTTTTACTAGAGCAAGACGATATGCTAATCACAAAGATGGTCGTATCTATGTTCAGACGCACAATGAAAAGTTTGAGAGATTGCCACAAGCAAAAGATTGGGCAACAAACGAGAAAGCAAAGTCTGCTAAGATATTTAAAAAGGCAAGAGATAAAGTCGCCAAGGATCCTGTATATATAGAAATGAGAAAAGATTGGCGTAAAAGAGAGGAAGCAAATTTTTATGGGTACATGTAATGCCTAGTTATACATTTAGAGATAATAAAACTGGTAAAGAGTGGGACGATTTTATGTCTATATCAGAAATGGAAGAGTTCATTAAGAAGAAACACATAACACTAGTACCACAAGCAATTAATATTGTAGGTAGTGTTGGTCAGATTGATAGTAAGACAGATAGTGGTTGGAAAGATATGTTAGGTCGTATTGCTGATAAGCATCCAGAAAGTCCACTAGGCAGTAGGTATAGACGTGCAGGCGTGAAAGAATCCAAGACAAAAGCAGTTTTACAGAAACATAGAAAAAGGGCGAAGTCTAAATAGTAATATGAAGTAAACAGCACTAATTAGTAGGGATATCATATGTTTAGCCTGAAGATTGTAAGCTGAGTTTACACATAATCCGTAAATGAAGGAATATTATGGGAAGTAAAAAGAAACAATTGGAAATATCATTAAAGGATATGAATGATATTAAACCAATAACAGATAATCAGAAAGTAGTTTTTGATAACTACAAAGATAAAAATTTATTTCTTTACGGTGTCGCAGGAACAGGTAAAACTTTTGTTGCATTATACAATGCCCTAAAAGATGTATTAGACCCTAAGTCACCAAGAGAAAGAGTATATATTGTTCGTTCTATCATACCTACAAGAGACATAGGTTTCTTACCAGGTGATGAGGAAGATAAATCATATCTGTATCAAGTACCATATCAAAACATGGTACGATTTATGTTTAAAAGAAACAATGACGCTGAGTTTGATAGGTTATATAACGACCTAAGAAATCAAGGCACAATTGATTTTCTTACAACAAGTTTTTTACGAGGTGTTACAATAGATAATGGCGTTGTAATAGTAGATGAATGCCAAAACTTAAATTTCCACGAGTTAGACACAATAATGACCAGAGTAGGGCAAGATACTAAAATTGTCTTCGCTGGTGATATGCAACAAACAGACTTAACGAAAACACAAGATAGAAACGGCATACTTGACTTTGTAAATATACTTCAACAAATGAGTGAAGTTGAATGTATTGAATTTGATTTAAAAGACATAGTAAGAAGCGGATTGATTAAATCATATTTAATAAACAAAATAAAGTTAGGATTGCACTATGAGCAAGTTTAAAGAAGCGTTAGAAGTTATACTACACCACGAAGGCGGTTATGTAAATCACCCAAAAGATCCGGGTGGTGAAACAAACCTAGGTGTTACAAAGAGAGTTTACGAAGAATGGGGTGGAACTAAAGACATGAAAGAGTTAACACCTGAAGATGTTGAACCTATCTATCAAAAAAATTATTGGGACAAACTAAAATGTGATGAATTACCAGAAGCACTAGCATTGTGTGTATTTGACTTTGGTGTCAATGCAGGTCCAGGCAGAGCAGCGAAGTATTTACAATCACTAGTAGGTGCCTTGCCAATAGATGGCGGCATTGGTCCTATGACATTGGCAGCAGTAGACAAGTATATTGACAAGTTTAGTGTTGAGTTGGCAGTAGAGAGATACCAAGAAGCAAGACAGAAATACTACGAAGAACTTTCCACATTTGCCACATTTGGCAGAGGTTGGACTAGACGAGTAGAAGAAGTTACAGAAAAAGCAAATAGTTGGTTATAAGAGCTTGACTTTCCTGTGGGATTGTGATATAATAGTCTTGTTTAGTTAAAAAGGATTATTATGTTTAAACACACACAACCCACAGGTGATTTGCCACCTTTAAAAGCAAAGAATGTTGACGGTAAAAGATTTTACGAACATACAGAAACGGGAGAAAAATATCCCTCAATAACCTCAGTTTTATCAATCAGACAAAAAGAAGGTTTACTTAAATGGCGCCAAAGAGTTGGCGAAGAAGTTGCTAATCATGTTATGGTACAATCTGCCAATAGAGGCACAGCAGTACACAATATGGTTGAAGATTATTTAAACAACTTAGATATCAACGAGAACGAGAAATACAAGAAACAGTTTCTACCTAGAATGATGTTTCAGGTAATGAAACCTCTACTCAACGAACACATAAATAATATTAGTCTACAAGAGGCACAGATGTTTTCTACAGACTACACAGTAGCAGGTCGTGTTGATTGTATTGCTGAGTTTGACGGTGAGTTATCAGTTATAGATTTCAAAACCTCTAAAGGTGAGAAAGAGGAAGACTGGATAGAAAACTACTTTATACAAGGTGCTGCCTATGCAGAAATGTATGAAGAACACTTTGGTAAACCTATCAATCAGATTGTTATATTGGTAGTTACTGAAGAAGGCACAACCCAAGTATTTAAGAAGAACAAATCAGATTATCTGCCAAAACTCAAAACGGCAATAGAAGACTTTTACAAATGGATAGAACAAAATGCTAAAAAAAATTAGAAGTAAATTCGCTGAGATTATAATAGTATTCTGGATGGCACTTATCATAGTTTCATTCGTTGCTAGTAAAGTGAAAGCAGAAAATGTTGAGAAGATATACCCACCAGGTATGTTAACAACTGTACCACTACCTATGTTTTGTGGTTATACAGTTGCAATCATACCACATACTATGGCGACATTTGAAATGAAAAATTTATTATCTGCTGAAGTAAGAGCAGATGGCATAACTGACGGTGAACTTATAGGTTATATGTCATTCTGGCATAACCAAGAAGATGGCACAGGTGTGTTTTATTTTACAATAGATAGTTTAGGTCAAACATGTTTAGTAGGTTACGGTGTCAATTTTAAGTGGGACCCAGACATGATGATTGACATTGTTAATGAAGTTATCAATGAAGACAATACGAGTACACAATAGGGACCAGGGGGCAGTACCCTGCACCTCCACCATTACAAGTTTTACATACGGGGGTGATATAGGTTCGACCATTGATGAGAAAGTGTGTTGGAGATAATTCGCTGAAGAGCGTTACACTTAATAAACGCAAACGATAATTCGTATGCATTAGCAGCCTAGGTTGCTTAGGGTTTGCCTGTACCTCGTAACAGAAACAGGCATTGAATTAACAAAAGGAGATTATGACTAGTCAAAGTGATATGTTTTATGAACTATTAAACAAGATGAGAATAGTACATGATAATAAAAGGCATGATTATGCCACCAAAGAAGACATCTTTAAAAATTTTAGAACAAGTGAACTTGCAGGCATACCTGCTTGGCAAGGTGTTGCAATTAGAATAGGTGATAAGTTTAGTCGCCTTATGTCATTTGTAAAACAAAAAGAATTAAAAGTTGCTGATGAAAGTATTGGCGACACTTTAATAGATATGGCAAACTATGCTCTAATATGTCATATCTTATTCTATGAAATGAGGCGTAAACAATCAGACGAATACAAAGATAAACTTACGGAAGATTTTCTAAACAAAAGACAGTATGAGAAAAAGATAGATCATGGTAACGATATCTCATATGAGAATGAGGTGAAGAAATGACACCTAAACAGTTTGCATTAGTCATAGAGAAAAGAGCAAGTCAAAAGAGAATAAGTCATATGGACGCTGTGTTAGATTATTGTAATGAAAAACAAATAGAACCAGATCAGGTGACACATTTAATAAACAGAAACTTAAAAGAAAAAATAAAGGCAAATGCAGAAGCTTTGAACTTCTTACCAAAGACTGCTACATTGCCAATATAGGAGTATAATATGAAAGAAGGATGGAAAATAGTAGATCACACATTTAAATTTAGATATGGTGATGATGATGAGAAAGGTGGTTGTACATTTATAGGTGGTTCATGGGAAGATGTTACTACAGACGATCTATTCAAAGACAAGAAGGTTGTATTGTTTAGTCTACCAGGTGCTTTTACACCTACATGTTCTAGTGAACAGTTACCTGCTTACGAAGAAATGTATGATAAATTTAAAGCAGTTGGCATAGATGAAGTTTATTGTATATCAGTAAATGACGCCTTTGTAATGAATGCTTGGGCAAGAGACCTAGGTATTAAGAAAGTAAAAATGATACCAGATGGTTGTGGTACATTTACAAGAAACATGGGTATGTTAGTTGATAAACCTAAACAAGGTTTTGGTATGAGAAGTTGGCGATATTCTGCTGTTATTGAAAACGGTCTTGTTACAAGGTTCAACCAAGAACCAGGATACAATCACTTTAGTGCTGACGAAGATCCTTATTCTACATCAGACCCACAAACTTTATTAGCAACTATAAGTCATTAATGCGAGAAGGTTACGAGGCATATAAAAAATACTTAGCAATCAAATTGCATTTTACAAAAGATGAGTTTGATTTTTTTAAATATGGAGAAACTAAAGCAAAATATGAGACATTTGTACAACGCAATGACAGATATTTTTTTGTCAAGGCAGCCAGAAAGTATGGCGATGA